AATTCTTGCTGTTGCTAATTTTGCAGATACATTGCTATTTGTTTGAACGCTATTACCCATCAAGGAATGAGCAGAGCATTGATAATGAAGAACTTGTGGAGTTGTGTCTGAAACAACTATCTGTGTATAAGCTCCAGAAGATCCCGGTGTTCCATTGGTGGTAACGCCTGTTGTATAAGCAGTTGTCTTATCTGCCTCTAAGTAAAAACGTAGTGGATGACCTGAGTTGGAACCATCAGCTTGATCAAACTTATAAGTACGACCTGGAGTAAGAGTTAAGAAAGGAGATTCTTTTCCATCAATTTTGTATCCAGAACCAGAACCAGAACCGTTATAACGATGTGCGCCAGTTTTACTTGCAACCGTAACTGTTAATGTTTTTGCGTTTCCTGTATAAGTTGCATTTAAATTTGAAAATCCAACTAAAGCACCATCGTTTGTAAGAGTTGCATCTCCTGTAAATGTTGGTGATGATGTAGAACCTGGGTCAACCCAAGATAAAGTTCCAGATCCATCACTAGCTAAGACATAGCCAGAAACAGCAGCGTCAGCCGAAGGGAGAGTAAGAGTAAAACTGCTTGCAACAGAAGCAGGAGATTGAAGAGCGACATAATGAGAGCTATCAGCATCCTTAAACCGAAGGTCTGCTTGAGCGTTCAGATTAATATCACCACTACTTGTTAAACCTGTAAGTGTTCCAACCGAAGTTAATGAACTTGCTGTTACTCCACTAGCTAATGTTGCTCCACTTAATGTTCCAGCAGCAGCAGTAATTGTAATTGCAGCCGAACCGTCAAAGTTAACTCCATTTATTGCTCTTGCTGTTGCTAACGCTGTTGCAGTAGCAGCATTTCCAGTACAAGAACCAGCAGAACCCGAAGTATTACCTGTGACATTACCTGTTACATTACCTGTGAGATTTCCACTGAATGTTCCTGTAATTGTTCCACCGTTAGTTATATCGTTGCTTCCTAGATTTAAATCTCCACTTAATGTGCCGCCTGCTAATGGCAATTTGGTTGGGTCTGTTGAATTATCTGTACCCCAACTTAAATTTCCAGATCCATCAGTTTGTAATCTTTGACCATTTGATCCGTCACCATCAGGCAAGGTAAAAGTAATATCAGCCGTTACAGAATTAGGAGCTTTTAATGCTAAATAATGTGAGCCATTGGAGTCAGCTTCAGTAAGCCTAATACTTTTTGCATTATCAATAATTAGGTTGTCAGTTAATGTGCCACCAGCTTTAGGCAACGCCGCATCAGCAGTTGCCTGTGCAGCATCAGCAGCGTCTTTCGCAATCTTTACAGCAGCAGGAGTTGCAGCCGTAGTAGCACTTGTACTATCTGCTGCGTTTGTTAACTGAAGAACACCAACAGCACTTGTCGTACCAGTCGTAACTTTTGAGCCAGTAATTGCAGCCGATCCAGATATATCACCATCAACAATCGAATTAGCTGTAATTGAAACGACCCCTGCATTTGATATCGCTATATCACCTGTAACAGCAACTGCTGCGGCAACTCCTGATCCATTCCCAACAAGTATTTGAGTAGAAGGTAAAGCAGCTAATTTGCTAAATGCAATTGCGGCAGACGAACTTATGTCACCATTAACAATGGTCGCATCCGCAATCATTGCACTTGTTACTGTTCCAGAATCACTATTTGTTATTAAAGTTCCAGAAGTATTAGGTAAAAGTATTGTTTTATCTGCTGTAGTTGGGTTAACAACTCCTAAAGTAGTTTGAAATGCGTCTGTACTAGAACCCTCAAAAACAAGCGTTGCCGTATTACCTAATAGAACCTGACCTGTAAGAGTACCACCTGCAAGTGCCAACTTTTCTGTTTCTAATTCTTGAATAGCGTCTTGAACATTAGTACTGCTAACTTGACCGTAAGGTGTGAAGGTAATATTGCTTGCAACCTGCCCAGCCACGGTCTGTGATAAATCAATTTCTTCCCATGAACTTCCAGATGTATTTGTGACACCCAAAATGTAATCTGGTGGAGCGAGAGCAACTACAGGTGCTGGCGCACTAGGAGTACCAGCATTTTCAACCACTAAATAAATTCCATCAGTAGAACTTGTAGGGGTCGGGACGTTAGATCCAACGCTTAAACCTGCTGCTGCACCTGCGGTTGTTACGCTTGCTACTTTACTTGTTGAAGCGTTATATGTACCACCAAAGACAAGCGAACCTTTTGTTAAAGTTGTTACTGGTTGATAAGCATTTCCATCATATATATATAAATCTTCAGAGACTGAATCAAAGAAAAATTGCCCTGTGAACTCGCTGTTGGGGAACCCTGTTTGGGCTACAGATCCAAATAGTGTCGTAGAAGCATTTGCAAGTTTGGTTCCCGTGATTGCATTATTAGCAATTCTTGCTGTTGGAACAGTTCCCGAAGTAATTAATGCTGCACTGTGATTAGGCAAATCAGAAGCAGCTAAGGCGGCAAGATTTGTAACTCTTCCTTTTGCATCTACAGTTACTTTTGTATTTGTGCCAGCAGTTACTCCTGAATTAGAAACCGTAATTGCACCATTTGAATCAACAGAAAGTGGCCCACCTGTGGGAACAGAAACACCACCTACAGCACTAGCTGTTGCTACAGGCAAATCTGAAGCAGCAAGAGTAGCAGTACCTGTTATTTGCCCGAAATTATTGAAAGTAACTTTTGTTGCCGTCGCTCCAGTTGTTGTTGCTGCAATTGATAAAGCACCTGCTCCTGTAATTGCTAAACCACCTGCTGTCGGGACAGAAACTCCACCAACGGCACTAACAGTTGCTACAGGCAAATCACTTGCCACCAGTGCAGTTGTAGCGGTTATCAAGCCTTGTGCGTTATAGCTAATTCCAGCAGAACTTCCAGCAGAAATAACATTATTGATCCCTAATTTTCCACTGGCTACATTTAAACTTCTGTCAATATCACTAGTAAGGAGCTTGGCTGCTGTAACCGTTCCATCAGTCAGCTTTGCTCCACTTATTCCACTTGCAACTTTTGCATCGGTAACTGCACTAGCAGCAAGTTTTGCTGTTGTTACAGAAGTTGCGCCTAAAGCAAGCGTATCAACTGCACCTGCTCCAATCTTGGCACTTGTTACAGCGTCATCGGCAATTTTTGCTGTTGTAACCGCATTACTAGCAATAGATCCAGCAGGTATAGTTCCATCTAACTTCGCAGCCGTTACAGAACCATCAGCTATTTTCGCTGTGGTTATTGCAGCATCTGCCACAGCCGCCGTGTCTACAGCATTATTTGCAAGTTCTGTTGCGGTAACTGCATTAGTTGCGATCTTTGCCGAAGTAACAGCGTTATTAGCTATAGCTGCTGTGTCAACCGCATCATCAGCCAATTCACTAGCTGTTATTGCATTTGCAGCAATTTGAGTAGCTGTAAGTGAATCGGCTGCAATTTTTGTTCCATCTATATCTCCAGCAGATAAATTTAATTTTGCTGCCGTAATAGTTGCATTAGCTATCTTCGCTCCAGTTACAGCAAGGTTAGCTATAGCCGCTGTATCTACCGCATCATCTGCAAGTTCTGAAGCTCCAACAGCGTTTGCTGCTATCTCGCTTGCACCTACAGAATCAGCAGCTAATTGAGTTGCTGTGATCGTGCCAGTAGCAATATTTGCTCCTGTAATGGTTGCCGCTGCAATCTTTGCTCCTGTTACCGCATCATCTGCTAAAGCATTGGTATCAACAGCATTATTTGCGAGTTCGCTAGCCCCTACCGCATCAGCAGCTATTTGAGTAGCTGTAATTGAATTACTTGTTATTTTTGCTCCTGCTATATCTCCGTCCGATAAATTTAATTTCGCATAAGCAATGGTTGTATTTGCAATTTTATCGTTAGTAACTGCTGCATCAACTATTGCCGCTGTATCAACAGCATTATCCGCTAATTCGCTTGAGCCGATTGCATTAGGAGCTATTTCCGAAGCTGTAATAGTATTTGCAACAATATTTCCTGCTGCAATTGTTGTTGCAGCAATATTTGCTCCTTCAATTGTCGCTGCTGCTATCTTTGCCCCAGTAACTGCGTCATCGGCAATAGCAGCAGTATCAACAGCGTTATTTGCTAACTCATTAGCACCAACAGCATTTGCCGCTATTTGACTAGAACCAATTGCTCCAGCAGCGATCTTTGCAGAAGGTATGTCACCATCTGAAAGATTTAACTTTGCATAAGTAATAGTTGCATCAGCAATCTTGGCATTGGTGACAGCAGAGTTCGCTATTGCATCCGTATCAACAGCATCGTCTGCAAGTTCACTAGCTCCTACAGCGTTAGCAGCTATTTCACTAGCCCCGACAGAATTTGCTGCAAGTTCAGTAGCAGTAATAGTTCCAGCGACAATATTTGCCGCTGTAATTGTCGTACTAGCTATTTTCGCACCAGTAACAGCCGCTGCACCTAACGCTGTTGTATCAACTGCACCAGCAGCAAGTTTTGCAGCAGTTACAGCGTCATCAAGAATTGCATTTGTATCTACTGCATTATCAGCTAATTCACTAGCACCAATCGCATTAGCCCCTATCTGAGTAGATGTAATCGTTCCAGTTGCTAATTTCGCTCCTGTAATAACACCATTAACAATTTTATCGACAGTTACAGAATCATTAGCTAATTTCCCTGCTGTGACAGCTAAATTTGCAATTGCATTTGTATCAACAGCATCGTCTGCCAACTCACTAGCCCCAATTGCATTAGGAGCTATCTGTGCTGCTGTAAGTGAATTACTTACAATTTTTGCTGCTGGAATTTGACCGTCACTAAGGTTTAACTTTGCATAAGCAATAGTTCCGTCAGCTATCTTTTGATTTATAACCGCATTGTCAGCGATAGCATTTGTATCAACAGCGTCATCAGCTAATTCACTTGCACCTATTGCATTAGCTGCTATTTGTGTAGCAGTAATAGTATCGTTGACTAATTTGGCCCCAGTTATTGTTGCGTTCGCTATTTGAGTTGCTGTTATTGTTGCGTTTGCTATTTTTGCTGCCGTAACATTTAGATCAGTAATACTTGCTGTTACAACAGTATTTGCTCCTAAACTTGCAAGTGCTGTACCTGGAATACTTCCAGCGTCAATTAAAGCAACACCTTTTTCAACTAAAGCTTTTGCCGTAATTCGTTTCGTTTCTGATGCGCTGCCGTCTACGACAGCTAATTCATCTCCAGCCGCTAAATCTGCTTCAGCTAACTGAGGCAGTTGACTTATTTGAAGATCAGCCATTTAACTCTTGTCTTTAGGGACAGTTTATACCTTTTATCTATTATGTCGCATCATCTTCTAAGAACAGTTTGCTTCCATCTTCTTGCAATATGTAGTCAGTAGATTCTTGTAAAATATATCCAGGTGTTGAGCCTACTTTAAGATCAAACTCACCATTAGTAATAAAATCTATTTGAGTTTTTACTATTCCAACATTAGGGATTGAAATACTACAACTTGTTATCTGTGCCGTACATTCATACCAAGCATTGTTTGCAGAAGAAGCAGATTCTCTATAGAGAAAAAACCTACCAATAAAATCAGTCCCTTGTTGAACTCGTAAAATCAAACGAGCCAAATAAGAAGAAAATTCTTGATTAGGAGAATAATCAGGATCTGTTGCTACATACCTATGCTCCCAGAAACAAGTCATTGATCCTTGCCCTTGAATCATTCCATTGTCATATTGCCTCTTAAAAACATCACCTAGTTGACTAATTTCTATTTGATCTCTTTGTGTAGTGAACTCATATTCTTCAATTCTTGCTAAAGGTCTGTAATTGTTATTTCTAGAAATTATTGAAATTTCTTGATTACCAGAAGGAGCGACCAAAGCTAAAGCACTTGCTTTTGTCCCACCAACTGCAAGTGCAAAAGTCGCATAAAGTCGCAATCCTCCAAGATCATCAACATGAGCAAACCAACTACCATCCCTTGCGTTATGACCAGAAACTAATTCTAAGTTTCCAGATCCATCTGTCCTTGATATTGATATTCGATCACCCGTAATAATATTTCCTTTTACATTATTAACAGAGAATCTTTTTCTCGAAGTATTTACATCACTAGGAACCATTGAGGCAGTAAGACTCTGCTCCATTGAAGTTCTTTTGAGTTCAACGAACCCTCCACTGCCTAAATAGGTGGGCATTATTTAAGGATTGTCAAGAGTAAACGTAGTAGGCGCACCAGTTGCTTCAAATGAAACTTCGGCAGAAAGCACTTCTCCTTGGCTACTTGTCATTGCAATGCTGGTCAGCACTACAGTCATTTCTATAACTTTATCAGCGCCAGCATGATCTTTAATTCCTAAAGTAAGGTCTACTTGGTCTGAAACATTTGCAGCGTCTGTACCTGATTTAACTAATTTACCTAACAAAGTAGCTGCCACAGTGTTTCCTGCTGCGTTCGTACTATCGCTATACCAAGAGACTGAAGCAGAACCAGAAATACTTCGAGTTCCACCTGTTAATTTCCTATCACGATCACCTAATGTAGTGACATCTAAGGTTTCTTGTGATGCGGTAAAACTCCATGTGGTCACGGTTAAAACAGTGGTACTACCCACTTTCATCGTTCCATCACCGCCTGAATAGTAGCCCACGACAATCTTTAAATTAAACAGTCATTATATTCTAAGGCGAATCGAGGCAAGCAACAAATTTACATTCAACATTGCTACGTCCAGGGTAGACACTTGTCACCGTTGGAGGGCCGTCATATCGCCATTTTAACTCTGTTCTTTCAACAAAATATGATTGCATTTGACTAGAAGCTCCTTCAAGAACTTTAGTTCCAGAAAAATCAACTTCATCCCAAACTGAATTTATATCTTCATAATTTTGTAAAATTGCAGCAGCATCTGAATCTTGAATGTTATTAAATGACAAATTAAAAGTAGATCCAGTTCGATGTTTTCCATAACGAATAACAGTCTTAACACCATTATTTGCCTCAAATTCAACTTGAGGATACTCACCAGGAGAATAACTTCTTGCCGAAGGGCTTAGATTTGTAGGGGTGAATTTTGCCATTATCGACTTAGTTCAGGGAATCTAAGAGTAAATTTAACGCCATTTACAGACTCAGGACTTGCATTATAAAGAACTGCAAGCTTGTTATCAGATGTTAAAGGAACATGACTAGCAGCTATTTGAATAAATCCTTCTTCACCATAAGTAATAGATTCAACTTTATAAATTCTATCTTCTTCGGTAGTGTCTACTTGGGCAAACAATTTATTTCTTAAACCTGCTGAATTAGTTCCTGAACTATTAACAGAGAAAGTTGAATTTGTTATTTTTCCTAACGTACCTGGACTCCAAACATAAGCGTTAATAGACCCAGAAATTGATGATCGAGAAGTAACGATTCCATTGTCATCAATACTTCCATTATTAAAACGACTTGTATGTGTCATTTCAGTTAAGACTCGAATGTAATTGCCTGCTATCAATCCAAAGACAGAACTAGGAGGTGTTTGAAAAACAATTCCATGATCAACTTCTTTTCTTATTGATAAAGCTATAGCTGCAAATGTTTTTGCATGTGCTTCACTTGTACACCAATTACTTAAATCAAAAACTTCTTCTGGTAGTTTTTCTGCGTCTTCATAAAAAGCTGATAACTCTTTTCCTGTAGGATTATAGGCATAAGTTTTTGCAATATTTTCAGGAAAACCTCCTATTCCTTTACTATTTCGATTGTTTTCTCTATGAATAACAGTTGCTTTAAACATTTTTCGTTCTTCTGGCGTTAAAAATGTAATTTTTATATCTTTCATATTTCCATCAGTAAATAAAGCTTTTACATCAATCCCTGTGTTAACTCCTGCCTCATAATTAATTTTATAATCACCATCAACAGGAAAACTTGGCTTTAAAGAAAAACGACCACCTAAGATAGAAAAATCTAAGAAGTTGTAACCAGCATGTTCAAAAATAAATTCTCTTAAATTAAACTTACTATCTATAACGCCATCCCAGTAAAAATTATTTGCTCTACAATACCTAGCTCCTTCAATCATACTTTTACGATCAACACCATCATGTCCAACAATATCGCCAACGCCATACATTGTATTTGTTAATAAATCATGAGCTATCTCTACAAAATTATTAGTAGAAGCTGTTTCAGAATCTCTAGTTAAATAACCAGTACCAGAATTAGGATTTGAATCTGGAATTAAACGATCTACTTTTATTCCTTTTTGAATAAATGCAGTAAAAGAACCAAAACTACTCAACGTATTTGTAGCTCCAATCCGAATACCTGCTATTGCAAGTTTTTCATAATTAATTTCTGGATTAGTACTACTACCTGCATGTGTAATTTCATTTACATATGTCAATTCATGTTCAGGGCCATTCTCATGGCTTGAAGATTCTGCATCAAATAAAAAATAATCAGCTATTGCATTGTTTGGATTATGTTTAACAATACTCCAATAATTTGTATAAAAATCAGCCGTTTCATCTCCTCCGTCCATTCTCCAATCACTATGAGTTTCAATGTCTTCAACATCTACTGGAGGAGGGTCAATTACAAGAACTAAAGTTTGAGTAGGAGATTCACTATTAATAGTAACTGTGTCACCATCTTGATAACCAGTTCCTGCGGCTCCTAATGTATATTCTTTAAAAGTATCAGTTCCATTAGTTGTTTTTTTAACATTAATAGTTAAACCTACACCAGTACCTTTTGTTGCTGTTGTAGGTCTTTCATCCGTACTAATTGTTATTGAAGGACGTTTATTTGATCTTTGTACAGCAATAGCAAAAAAGTTTCTTCCATTACCAGCACTACCTCTCCAGTCTTCTCCACTATTTAAAGAAGAAGGATTTCGTGCAATTTTGAATCTATGATATATTCCAGTTCCATTACCACTGCTGTCAACTTCTTCTATACCATCGCTCCAATCACTATCTCTATAAGGCATGTAATTTGTAGGATAATCTTTATAAAATGTTTCAGGAATTAAACTTCCACCAAAAGTAAAATACCAACGTGTGTTACTACCTCTAGGTTCAGATAGGGCATAAATTCCTTTTTGTGGACTGAAATAAGCATTTCCAACGACAGGAGTTCCTTTAAAGTTGTAGTTACTTACATTTGTCCATGTACCTTGTTGATTATTTGTTCCAATACCTGTGTAAGTAGTTACATTATCAGGAAGAAAAGGTGTAGTTAAATAGTTATAAACTAAATCCTCATCAACAGGTAAAGTTCCACTTACCATAGGAGAAAATTGACTAACAGGGCCAACAATTGGAAGTGGATTTCCTGTGTCAGGATCTAAGGCACTACCTAGACCTCCTCTGTCCCATTCAGTATTATTAGTAAAACGATTTCCGTTTACCTTATCGGTAGGCAAAGACTCTAATTGAGCATGATATGAAATTTGCAATCCTAAACTATAATTTGTTTCTCTACGAAGTGCTGCTGAGTAATTAAGAACATGTACTGCTCCAGAATAATAATTAAGAACTACATTTCCTGGAACAGGTTTAAATCTAAATTCAAATTGATTTGGGCCATCAATTGATTTAACATTAAGAACATTATATTGAGCAACAGGAGAAGAACCTTTAACACAAATAAGTGTAGTATTTATATCTTGAAATTCATCTCCAGAATTTATTTTTTTTGCTTGTAAAACAAAGAAACTAAGACGTTTAACATATTTACTTATATTACCTAATTGAATACCACCATTTTTATCTTCATAACTTCTAATACGATCTTGAGAAGGCATTGCATTTACATTAGGAAAACCATTTATTTGCCTCCAAACAACACTTTTAATTCCTATCTCTGTAATATTACATTTCCTTGTATTGGAAAAAGTTGCAAGATTTGCTTTTTGAACAATTAAAGATTGAGAAGGAAGTTTTGTTTCATCTGTATTTCTAAATTCTAAATAACCATGTTCATCTGCTTGTAATTTAATTGTTTTTGGAAAGCCTTCAAAACCATGAACCCATCTGTTGCCATTATCTTCTTCAATAGCAGTCATCAATGTTGAACCAACCATATATTGTTCTCCTACAGCTATTGTGTCGTCTACAAATTCTCTAGTAGTGTCAGCAACAGCCTTAGCATCTGAGGAACCCCAAGGTGAAAATTTATTCCATTTTTTTGATTGATCAACATTTGTTATAGATGAATCAATCCATGCTGATTCTTCTATTGCATGATAAATACGATAATTAACAATTAAATCTCCTGAAGGAGAATCAATAGCACCTTTAACTTGATTTGGAGTTAATACAACACCATTACCAACTGAATTGTAAAAATCAGATTCACCAGCACTTGTAATGCCGACATATCTAGGATATTTATGAGTAATTTTTCCCATTTTTATTCTTGCATCTTGTTTTATATCATCATCTCCATCTTTTGCTAATAAAAGTAATTCCCAAACAACCTTATAGGCATTCCCATTAGGCATTGGGGAATAAAGCCCAAACTTACTATTAGTGCTAGGAGTCTTTGTACAACTAAAACTTGGCTTATAAACAAACCTAGTTTGTTCATAACATTTCACCATAAAAGGATCACTATCGTCATATTCTCTATTAGACCTGTATTGATAATTATGTGTATTTTTAGCGGTACCATTTGGATATTGATCAGAACTACTTGAAGGAGTTTCACT